CCAAGCGAACAACTTAACAATCTTATCTGGGAAACAGACAGTACCATCAGCTATTGGATCAGCGCTATTGAGGAAGCAAAAGTTTTGTAAATATTTTGTTTTCATGCTTTCTTGTGTTTTCTCCTTAATATCAAGGGCTTTTTATTATATTTTTCAGATATATATTGATAAGTGGCACTCAGACGTGAGCCGCCACTTGACCGTTTAATCCTTGCTCATCAGACAAGCATCTCCAGTTAAACGGTCTCCCCTATTTCCGAGCTGGTTTCACGTCTTAACATTTTATTGTTTACGGAAACCACTTCATGAAAAAACTACTCGAATTACGCCAACAAAAGGCAACTCTCACCGAGCAAATGCGCTCATTGCTCACTAAAGCAGAAACAGAAAAACGCTCACTCACCGAAGATGAAGCAAAAAACTTTGATGAATTGCGTAGTCAGTCGGAGTCTCTGAATACTGAAATTGCCCGTTATGAAGCGATTGCAGAGGAAGAACGCACTCAAACAGGGAAACACGTATTAGGTGATAAAGCCGTCAGTAATGATGAATTGCGTCATTATATCCTGACAGGGGAAACCCGTACTTTATCGACAGGGGTTCCGGCTGATGGTGGCTATACCGTTATTCCTGAACTGAATAAGCAGATTATGCAGCAATTAACCGATGATTCGGTGATGCGTAAAATCTGTACCATCAAAACTACGCACAGCAACGAATATAAACAACTGGTTTCTGTGGGTGGGGCAAAGGTCAATCACGGTGAAGAGGGACAAGCCCGCACCGAGACAGGTACACCAAAGTTAGAAGAAGTCAGTATCAAATTATTCCCTATCTATGCCTATCCCAAAACCACCCAAGAAATTATTGATTTTAGTGATGTGGATATTCTGAGCTGGTTAACCACTGAAATTGGCGACACGTTTGTTGATACTGAAGAAACCGATCTTGTGACGGGTGATGGTACGAAAAAAGCAAAAGGTTTCTTAGCTTATCCTCGTGAAGCCAAAGCCGATAAAGCGCGCGCGTTTGGTACATTGGAAAAACTGGAAGTTGCCAGCATTGAAGCCGATAGTCTGATTGACCTGAAATTCAAATTACGTGCGAAATACCGCAAAAATGCCGTTTGGGTGATGAATTCCAATACTGCCGCTAAAGTACAGAAGCTGAAAAATGGCAATGGGGATTATATCTGGCGTGACCGTTTACAGTCTGACGATCCTGATACCTTATTAGGTTTACCGGTTCATTACCTTGAAAACATGGCTGATGATGTGATTGCATTAGGTGATTTTAAACGCGGTTACTTCATTGTGGATCATGAAACGGGTACACGTATTCGCCCTGACAACATTACTGAACCCGGCTTTATCAAAGTTCACACCGATAAATATTTAGGCGGTGGGCTGGTGGATTCTAACGCCATTAAAGTGTTGGAAGTTAAAGTCGCGGGTAAATAACTCAAGGGGCGTTCCTGTGATCTCAGGAGCGCTCTTTTTTGTCAGGAATAGGCTATGAAAAATACCGAGTTAGAAATCCGTACTGCAACACTTTCTGCCAGTGATAAAAAGCTGGTGGGTTATGTCATTAAATGGGGCTTACGCTCTCATGTGCTTTGGGATGAATTTGTCGAACAATTTGCCCAAAATGCGTTTAGTAACAGCTTATCAAGTGGTGCCGATGTTAGGGCGCTTTATGAACATGATTACACTAACCTATTGGGGCGCACGACTTCTGGCACATTACAACTCACCGAAGATGAAACAGGGTTACGTTTTGAACTCACTCCGCCTGATACGCAACTAGGGCGTGATGTTCTCACCTTGGTTGAACGAGGTGATATTGACGGTATGAGTTTTGGTTTCCGAGCGATTAAAGATCAGTGGGATATTGGTCAAGAGCCGTATGTCAGAACTGTATTAGAAGCCGAACTCCATGAAATCACCATCACCAGTTTACCCGCTTATCCTGATAGTGGCGTAGAAATTGCCAAACGCTCCTTAACACTCAGTAAACCACAAGCGGTAAAAGATTTTGACCGCTGGTTACAATTGGTTGAGGTGGAATAATGTGGCCATTCAAACGTAAAGCCTCCGAATCCCGCAGTCTAAGTATTGATGAGTTTCTTTCTCTGGCGGGGATATCTAACACAAACTCAGGGGAACACGTTAGCTCATCAACAGCGGAGGGCTTACCTGCCGTGATGAATGCGGTGACGGTCATTAGTGAAGCTATTGCCTCCATGCCCTGTTTTCTGTATCGGGTACACAATGATAAAGGGCGAGAATCAAGAGAGTGGTTAAGTGATCATCCTGTTGATTATCTTCTCAATGAAAAACCGAATGACTGTCAGACCGCTTTTCAATTTAAGCGCACTTTAATGCGTCATTGTTTGCTCAATGGTAACGCCTATGCGGTGATTACGTGGGGCAAAGATGGACAGCCTAAATCAATACATCCTTATCCCCCTAGTGCGGTGGTGATTAATCGACTTGGGGATCACCGATACAGTTATACCGTGACTGAACCGTATAGCGGTAAGGTGAAAACCTACCTACAAGAAGAAATCTTGCATTTACGTTATGCGACCGATGACGGTTTTTTAGGTCGCTCACCCGTCACGATTTGCCGTGAAACATTGGGCTTAGGATTAGCTCAACAACGACACGGCGCGAGTATCATGAAAGACGGCATGATGGCATCTGGCATTATTAAATCGGGTGAATGGCTCGATAGCCTCAAAGGAACTAAGGCATTAGAAGCCCTAGAACGCTACAAAGGGGCACGTAATGCAGGGAAAACCCCCATTCTTGAGGGGGGCATGGAATATGAACAATTAGGCATGAGTAACCAAGATGCGGAGTGGTTAGCCTCAAGGCGTTTTACCATTGAAGATATTGCCCGTATGTTCAACATTAGCCCTATCTTTTTACAAGAATATTCCAACAGTACTTACAGCAACTTTAGTGAGGCAAGTCGTGCCTTACTGACCATCACTATGCGCCCATGGTTAGCCAACTTTGAGCAACAAATTAAATCAGCGCTGTTATTGACTTCACCTACACCGAATATTCGCTATCAAGTGGAATTTGATACGGCAGATTTACTCCGCGCTAATCCTACGGAGCGTTTCCGCAGTTATGAAACCGCGATTAAGTCGGGAGTCATGTGTCCGAATGAAGCCCGTGAGCGTGAGGGATTGCCTCCTCGTGAAGGTGGTGATGAATTTAGTCAGGCATGGAAACAGACCGTTGAAGTTAAAAAAGAGTCTGACAAGGTGGATGAATGAAAGCGGGGCGCATGAATCAACGGGTAACTATTCAGCGCTCAAAGCTTAAACCGGATGCGCTTAGTGGTAATGAGGTGATGTGGTTCGATATTGCGAAAGTTTGGGCTGAGGTAAAAGGGATCCGAGGGCGCGAGTATTTTAGCAGTCAGCAAACACAGAGTGAAACCACAGTGAGAGTTTGGTTACGTTATTTTCCTGATATCACCACGGCAGATCGATTGATGTTTAGCTACGCCGGCACGGACGGCAATCATTGGGATATTAAAAGTATTGTGGCGGATAAAGCCAAGGGCAGAATGGAAATTATTTGTGAGGGCGTTGATGAAGTGAAGTTGCATTGCCGTATTGATGATGATTATGACGATGCCATATTAGCTATCTATATTGATGCCGCATTAGAAGTTTGCCAACAACATATCGGTAAACGATTTGATGATGGGTTGTCGTTCACTCCTGCGATCAAGGTGGGCTGTTTAATGTATATCAGTTTGCTTTATGAGAACCGAGAGATGATAGGCAGTGATGGATTAAAAGAAGTTCCGCTGACTATTCATTCTCTGTGGTCAACCTATCGAGATGTGGGAGTGTACTAGATGCCATGGCAACCCCTAAAGCGTTGTAGTTATCAAGGCTGTAATAAGCGGGTGAAGTCTGGACGGTGTGAAGAACATAAACAAGAAGCCAGACGACAACAGGATAGCCAGCGAGGGACACGAACCGAACGAGGTTATAGCAATCAGTGGGGCAAGTACCGTTTACAGTATCTCAAGTTAAATCCGTTATGTGTGCATTGCCTCAATAAAGGGATATACACCCCTGCAACCATTGTTGACCACATTATTCCTATTAACGGTGATAGTGACGTATTGTTTTGGGTGAATTTTAACCATCAAGCGTTATGTCACAGTTGTCATAACACCAAAACCTTTAAGCATGATCCACTCACTAAGCAAAAGCGTAAAAATGGGGAGTATCGAGAGTTAGAGGCAAAAGCAACACGGAATAATGATTGGCGAGATGAGTATAACCGTAATGCGTGAAAATGAAATAAATCAGTTGGTTAAAGGACTCTTAAAGCACAGTGAACCGTATAGACAACGACAATTAAAAACGCCTACAAAGCCCATTACAGGGCGCAATACTCAACGTGATAGGGAGCTAATGGAATGTTTCAGAAATCGTTAGAGAAACATATAGAAAGGGTAGGGGTATCAAAAATGACAAACGGCCTCGTCTCAGGAACCGCCCCCCTCCTCGAATTTTTACGCACGGTAATTTTTTTGAAAATAATTTACTAGGAAATAGAAATAGTTATGGCAAGAGCACCTAAACCCCCCGTTTATCTTAATGAGATAGCGACGAAAGAGTGGAAAACAAAAGCCAAAATATTGGCAGAACGTGACGATCTGACGTTAGCCGATTGGAACAATTTAGAATTGTATTGCGTCAATTATGCGATGTACCGTAAAGCGGTTGAAGACTTAGATAATCGAGGGTTTAGCATTATCAATAGTCAAGGCAGTGAGAGCCGTAATCCCTCATTGAGTGCCAAGGCTGATGCTGAAAAAATCATGATTAAAATGTCTTCCTTACTGGGGTTCGATCCTGTTTCTCGTCGTAAAAATCCAATTGAAACCGAGGAAGAGGACGAATTAGATCGCCTATGAACGCATGGGAGCAGTACGCAAGTGACATCAAAACAGGCAAAATCCCCGCCTGTCAGCGGTTAAAACAAGCTGTTGAACGTTACTATAATGACTTAAATAATCCGCTTTACACCTTTGATAATGAGATTGTAGAGCGTTTTATCGGGTTCTCCCGTGTTTGCCCACATGTTAAAGGGCACTTGCGAGGTAAGCCGATAGAGCTTGAGCCGTGGCAACAATTTGCCTTTGCGAATCTCCTTGGTTTCAAGGTGATCTCAACGGGGCGAAGAAAATACCGCAGTGCTTATATTCAGGTTCCCCGCAAAAATGCAAAATCCACCGTTGCGGCAATACTGGCTAATTGGTTCTTGGTGATGGAAAACGGGCAACAAGATATTTATACCGCTGCAGTTAGTCGAGATCAGGCGCGTATTGTTTTTGATGATGCCCGTCAAATGTGTGTGCTGTCTAAACCGCTTAAAAAACGGGTGGCCATACAGCAACATAAAGTCATTAATCCGAAAAGTAATAGCTTATTGAAACCTCTTGCCGCTAAAGCCGCCACGATTGAGGGAACCAATCCCAGTTTAGCGATTGTTGATGAATATCACTTACACCCTGATAATGCGGTTTATTCTGCTCTTGAGTTAGGGATGGGGGCACGTCCTGAGGGGATTTTATTTGCGATCACAACGTCAGGGAGTAACGTTATTTCAGCCTGTAAGCAACATTATGATTATTGTTGTCAAATTCTCGCTGGTGAAGAACAAAATGAATCGTTATTTGCTTTGATTTATGAACTTGATGACGAAAAAGAAATTGACGATGAACGCCTGTGGATAAAGGCGAACCCCAATCTTAATGTGTCGGTTGATGGTGATGCTTTGTATGACACGATACAAAAGGCGCGAGGTATTCCCTCACAATGGACAGAAATGTTAACTAAGCGTTTTAATATCTGGTGTCAGGGGGAAACGCCTTGGATGGGTGAGGGCGCATGGTTAGCGTGTGAAATGGACTATACCGAGACTGACCTTAAAGGCTTAGCGTGTTATGCAGGAATGGATTTATCTTCTACGGGGGATATTACCAGTGTCTGCTATACCTTTCCCGTTGATAATGAATTGTTGTTATTGACTCGCCACTATATCCCCGAAGCGCAGTTACAGAACCCCGCCAATAAGAACAGGGCGATTTACCGTCAATGGGTTAAATCAGGTTGGCTTCGTACCACTCCTGGTGATTGTATTGATTATGATCGCATTCGTGATGATGTGCTTAGAGATAGCCAACAATTCAATATCAAGTTGACAGGCTTTGATACATGGAATGCAACTCACCTAAGGACACAGCTACAAGGTGCGGGGTTAGATGTTGAGCCATTTCCTCAAACTTACATGAAGTTTAGCCCTGTGGCGAAATCAGCCGAGGTATTTGTTAATCGTAAAATCATTCGTCACAATGGCGATCCGGTGCTTGCGTGGGCGATGGCTAATGTCGCCATGGAAACGGACGCAAACGCGAATATCAAGCCCAATAAAAAGAAATCAGCCAACAAGATTGACCCTGCTATTGCTTTCCTTATGAGCTTTGGTACATGGCAAATTGAGCATGAAGACTTTGCTTTCAACTTAACGGGGGAGCAAAAAGAACGTTTAGCCTCATTTGATGGGGTGTAGCTGACTTATTGTTAGTTGCAAATTTTCGTTATCAACCATGGTGGAAATCACCATAGTATAGGTATGGTGGAAATCGCAATACCTTTACAGTCACACCACAGCTTAAATCTGAGCCAAAGCATTTATTAGTGCTTTGGTCTTCCAGAGGACAAAATTGTCCCCGAGTTATTGAGAAAAACATATTTGTGAAATTATCAATAGGTTAGAACGTTAAACACACTCACCTCGAATAGGACACCTTAATATCAAGGCGTCGCCCACCTAGTGTAAATCGCCAAAAGAGTAAATTATCAGCAAAAAGGTGCACAGTATGCACAGTTGGTGCACACCGTGTTCACCCTAATTTATTATTTAATATCAATGGATTAAGTTAATGGTGCATAGGGTGCACAGTTGAGGGCTTCAAAAAGATTTATAGGGGGGGTAGTGAATGAAATTACAGGATAATAGAGTTTTGCTGTATATAATTTAAGTTACTAAAATTTTGTAGTTTACCTATCTTTCCCTCTTCACATTAAGTAATCAGTTTGGCGAAACAGGTATCACCATTTTGATCATGCCTTTGGCATAACATAGTAGAAAGCTAACAATCACCGTGTTTGTATCTACCTTATCGCTTGTTTATATAACTGTTCAGATATCTATGTATAAATATATGTATAAACAATAACAAAAAAGCCCTTAACAAATAATGAAAAGGGCTTTTTAATTCAATGTGTTATACGACTTCTATTAATTCATGCCGTATTTTTTCAGTTTTTTACGCAGTGTGCCGCGGTTAATGCCCATCATTTGTGCCGCACGCGTTTGGTTGCCACGGGTGTATTGCATTACCATGTCCAACAATGGCTGTTCAACTTCAGCCAATACCAGCTCATATAAGTCATTAACATCTTGACCGTTTAATTGAGCAAAATAGTTCTTCAGTGCTTGTTTAACTGAGTCACGTAAAGGTTTTTGGGTCACCTGATCTTGTGAATTTACGGTGGCAACTGTTAGTACGTCTGAATTTACGCGTTGTTCGAACATAGTTCTGTCAGCTCTTTTATTTATTTACGCAAAAAATTTTCGAAATATGCTTCCAACGCCTCCAGCTGTTCGCTGGCATCCTCTATGGCGTTGAAGGAGCGCCGAAACTGGTCATCAGGGGCATGTTCCTTGAGATACCAAGAGACATGCTTGCGTGCAATGCGAGTTCCTTTGCCTTGACCGTAAAAGTCGTGCAACTCACGCACATGCTTTTGCATTATTTGTTGTACCTCTACAATCGGTAGAGGGGGCAACAGTTCACCTGTGTCCAGATAGTGCTGGATTTCCCGAAAGATCCAGGGTCTTCCCTGAGCAGCGCGACCGATCATCAAAGCATCGGCTCCAGTGTAGTCTAATACTGCTCTGGCTTTTAGCGGGTCTGTTATGTCTCCATTCGCAATAATGGGAATAGAAACATTCTGCTTAACTGTCCGAATACTGTCGTATTCGGCTTCACCTTTGAACAAACACTCGCGTGTACGTCCATGAATAGTGAGAGCCTGAATACCACAACGTTCAGCCAATTTGGCAATCTCTACACAGTTACGTTCATCAGGTGACCAGCCAGTACGGATCTTGAGAGTAACAGGTACATCTACCGCGTTAACCACAGCAGAGAGGATCTCTGCGACAAGGTCGGGATGACGAAGTAGTGCTGAACCCGCTAGCTTTTTATTCACCTTTTTTGCAGGGCAACCCATGTTAATGTCGATAATTTGAGCGCCACTGTCTGCGTTTATTTTCGCAGCTGCCGCCATATCAACGGGATCACTTCCTGCAATTTGTACGGAGCGGATCCCTAATTCATCACTATGTACCATTCGTAACCGAGACTTGTCTGTCTGCCAAACCTGAGGGTTGGAAGACAGCATTTCAGAAACTGTCATACCCGCACCCATGTCATAGCAAAGCGACCGAAAAGGTCGGTCTGTAACGCCAGCCATAGGCGCAGCGATAAGGCAATTTTTTAACTGATACTGTCCGATTCGCATAGATGAAAAAGAGGGCCAAACTGTGACTGCAAGGGCGCGTATATTACGCATTTTTTGCCAGATATGAAAGGACAAAGTTTAACCAAATTGCGAAAAAAAGTTACTTTTTTATACTTGATTTTTTATGAATTCACTATTTAGTTAATAAAAACAATGCATTACATATTTTTAATAATTTAAAATTTGATGATACAGAATTGATAAACAAGCGAAACTAAGTAAAGTTTATCAGGCAAAAATGTGATTAATGCCTGATAAACAATAATTAAGTGAAATTTTAACGTATTGAGATTATCTCGATTTGGTTAATATTTAAACACTGTTATTTTTTCATACCGGTAATACGACACCATTCTTCTTTTTCAGCCACTGGATCTAAATGAAATAATTCTTCATAGGCAGCAGCAACACCGTCGGCCTGTGTCGCTAATACGCCAGAAAGGCCAAGATGCCCTCCTTGGCGAGG